TGAGCCGTGCAGTCCCGCTCCGGTTCGAAACAGGATCGGGCGCAGCGTGTTGCCATCAGGACCGATCTCACCGCCGAGAGAGTTGACGAAGCGCGGGTACACCTGCGTAATGCGCTTGGCGCGCGATTGCGCCGTGCCGCCCTGGGCGCCCGCTTCAAGATCCTCGGTTTCGATCTCGGCCACGTACTGCAGGCCGATATGGCATTTGGTGGTCTCACGCGCGAGCGTCAGCCGGCCTGTTGCCGATACCGTCGCCGTCTCCACGCTGCCGTTGTTGAGGATCTGCACCGCGTGATTGCGCAGGTGCCAGAGCCCGGAGATCGTCTCCGTCGGGCTCCCCACGTAGGTCAGCCCGCCATCGACGAAGAAGGCATCATCCTTCTCCGCATCGTCGCGGAACGACGGCTGCACCACCTCGATGTAGCGGACGGTTTCGGTTTCCTCGGTAATCCGGCTCAATCCATCTTCCGTCACGCGCTCGTCGCCGGCTTCCGTTACGCGCGTACCGATCTGCGACGCGTCGCCAAGGAACCTCGTCACCGATAGCCAGACTTCATCCCCGTCATTGCCAGGGATGACACCAACGGTATTGACGGAGGCGTTCTGGCCACCGATGGCATGCCGGTGCCAGGCGACGACCTCTTGCGTTCTCTCATAGGTGCAGGCCGCCAGCACACCATCCGTGCGCCGGGTCCATATTACGCTGTCCGGCTCCACGGCGTAGGCCAGACGCGTCGCGCCATAGCCAAGGATGTGCTCGGAGAACACCGTGACGTCGGTCGAATTGAAGCTGTCGGATTCGTAGGCGTAGGCGAACTCCCGGAGCTTCCTGGCGGGGTTTCGCGGGTCGCCCTGTCTCTGCGGATAGAGCACGGTCTGGTTGATGCGGATCGGCGGACAGTCCGATGTGCCGTACGAGGTCTGCGGGTTGGCCTTGAAGTTGGAGGGCGTCAGGGCTTCGTTCTGGCTGGAGGCTGCGATCGCATATTCACCATTCGATGACCCAGCGGTCAGGACGCGACCCGACATGAGCCAACGGATTGTATCGGCCAGGCCCGAGGTAATCCGGTAGACCAATGCGTCATCGTCGTCCTCGCCGTCCTCGAAGTCCTCATATGCCGCCGAGCGCGAGCCCCACACCACCGATGGATCGCCTTCCGATCCGGCGAGAAACAAACGCTGCTCATAGAAGGCGATGGCCCGCGGATATCCACGGTACGTGCTCCATGCCCCCTCTTCCCAGAAGGTGGTTCCGGAATCGACCACGGATTTCGGCATCTGATAGCGCACGATCTCTGCCGTCACGGAGGTCGACGAGGAGAAGCCCGTAATGCGCACAATGCAGTAGCCGGGATGCAGGAAGTCGGAATCGAAGTAATGCCCGCCCTTGCCGGTAACCCGCACTGTCCCCGCATCATGATCGGGAACCCGGGTGAAGCTCGACCAGTTCGACGCCCCCGATATGGCGAACACGCCATAGACGTTGCCCTGGTTGGTGTATTGCTGGTTGGTGGTGATCGAGGCCGTGGAATCTCCAACCGGCGCACTCATGATACCCGTGCCGCCGCCTTCCTCGTTGAGGCGGAACAAGGCCCCCACCATGTCGGCGGCAAAGGTGCCCGTCGTGACCGCCGTCATCGTAAAGCTCGTGCCGACGATGTGCGTCCCATAGGAGGAAGCTGACGCGGAGAAGGACGAGCACGTAATGCGATTGGTGCGGCTGGGATTGATCTGGCGGAACGGCCCCGTGGTGATCGACGGCTCTTCCAGGGCCCACGACGTATGCGAGGATCGTGTAAGCTTCCGGAGCGGATGGTTCTTGTGTGCGATGTAGAGCGTGTCGGCTGATTGAGCGAAGGCCAGAGATTCGATTTCGTCGGCGCCATAGGTCGTCGCCATCTCGACAATCCGGTTGCACGTCCCGCCCGAGGTGTAAGCGGCATAACCGGAGCTGACGATGTGGCTTGTGCCGTCGATGTCCCGAGCCACGAAGCTGTTGGCCGCGGCCGAGGATACGACCACCTGGCGGTTGTTGAGCTCCGTCGTTCCGCCGATGTTCGAGAGAATGACCCGGGCTCCGTTGGAGAAGCCATGCCCCGGCGCCGTGATGGTCGTCGTAGACCCAAGCGTGATACCCGTGATCGTCACGGGCGCGTGCGTGATAATGCCCTGGTCCTTCAGAAACCAGACGTAGTTGGGGCCGAACACGAGCATGTAGCTCTGCTCGACGTTGTACTGGAAAGGAACGGGAACCACCTCGTCGGTCGCGCTTTTCTGCTGCACGACGTACTTGGTGCCGGACCGCTTTCTCGCGCCCCCGTGCGGCAGGAGGATGAAGTTCTCGCAACGCCGCAAGCCGTTCTTGTGCTTGGTGATGTCGATACGGCCGTCAAGGCGGGGCGAGAGCTCGCCGCCCGTGAAGTTCGATACGAGAGCCGTGACCTTTGCCATGAGCTAGCCCCGCGCCGCGACCCAGGGAGACAGATCCTCCACGCTCCGGGGCGTACCCTCCTGGGCATCGGTGGTGCGGGCCTCGCCGAGCTTGGACTGGTAAATGTCCCACATCGCCTTGGTCACGGACTGCGTATCCGTGAATGCGACTGAGATCTCGGCGGCAATGCGCTGAGCCAGAAGATCGACGAACAGCGCGTCGAACTGCGATGAGTCCACGATCTTGGCGACGTATTCGATCTTCACGACGTCTTCATTGGTGGCGATGCATTTGCCAACGTTCTCGACGTTCTCGACGCGATACTCGGACCCGCCGGAATAGCCGTGAATGCCTGGGAAGCCATAGACCGCCGTGGAGGATAGACCTTCTGCCTCGAGGTTGGTCCGGATCACCTTGAGGCAGTCGGTCGGCAGGACGTGATAATAGGTGAACTCGTGATTGGGCGTCTGGCTCGAGAGCGCGAGCGTTGCCCTACGGATGGCGAAGTTCCAGGGATGCGCCCTCAAGACGGCATCCCGGCATATCGGATAATGCAGGGCGCAAAGAGCGGCACCCTTGGAGTTTTCATCGAGCGATGAAATCTGCGTATGCCCGATGCGGGTCAGCGCAAGATTGCAGATATCGACGGGTGAGGTCATTGCGCCAACTCCGCTATGCGATCGTGCAGCCGTTGTTCGAGACGATCCACCAGTCCGTGCCGGCGAACTCGAGCAGAACCGAATCCCCGACATCCCCAAACGTGATGGTCGCGCCGTTGCCGAAGTTGGTCGGCGTCAACGTTCCATCCCCGCCGTCCGCAATCATGATGATGGCCTTTCTCTGCCCCGTGACGCCATCGGCCAGCGTCAAGGCATCGGCTCCGGTCGTGGTCAGGATGGTGGTGGCCGTGGTGAGGTCGATCGCCCCCGGGCCGGTGAGGGCCTGCTGCGTGACGCGGAAGAACGGCGCTGTCACAGCGGCATCGAACGAATAGCCGGACGAAGCTCCGGTGAAGGCCAGCGCATTGGTCAAATGCGTGACGAGCACATCGCCGGAGCCGAAGTTCAAGAACCCGCTGGGGGCGATGTAGACAGCGGAATAACGCAGCGACGTGGAGCCGAGATCCGACCCGTCATCCACGGCCGGCGTCAGATCTCCGGTCGTGACATTGCCAATGGCCGAGGCCGTGTTGGCGATAGCGGTGAGCGTCGCGCGTACCGTCGCGCCCGACTGAACGATGGCTGCGAGTTCAGTTCCCGCCAGGGTCGATGCCGGTGATAGTTCGGAAATTTTCTTGGTTGCCATGTTGTGTTCCTACTCCGCAGCCTCGAACAGGGCTGCGACCGGCATGGTGCTCGCGTAGCAGCCGTCATATGCCTTGCGGCCGATGTGCCTGAAGGAGATCAGCGTATCGAGATAGACCTTGCCGCCCATGTCCCGCCAACGCTGGCAGAACGTAAAATCCTCGCCCCACGGTTCTGGCATGTTCTCTGGAGAATCCTTGTCGATGCCGGGCCAGAGCTCGTTCCAGAACAGGGCCACGCTGACGCCACTCGGAACGCCGCGGTCGTAATAGCGAAGGTGCTTGTAGTGCTCGCACATGGATTCGAGGCACTGCCGCGTCATGCGCAGGAAGCCTCCGGGAAGCCCCCGGACCTCCATCAATCCGGTGGCCATGTCGACCGGCGCACCACGCAACCTCTTGACCGGGAACTCGAGCTTGTCCTGACGTTTGGGGTAGACGCCACCAACCAAGTCGACCGGATGCGACAGGAGGCGTTTCAGCGCCCCGTCCTCCCAGGCGATGTCATCGTCCAGCATGATGAGATCGGTGCAGTCCGATTGCAGGAACTGCGTGACGATGGCATTGCGCACCACGGGAATGATCGAGTTCCCGCAGAACGGCTTGAACAGGACATCGATGCCGGATGCCTTGAGCTCGGACACCCCGTGCACAACGGACATCTGTGTTTCGATATCGGGGCGGCCCGTAAAAGATGGCATCGCCAGAAAAACCTTCACGGGCCGCTCCTTCGTTTAGTCTGTGGCGTAGTCGAGTTCGAGCGTGATCGTGCCGGCACCCGAAGACAGGTGAACGGCTCCTTCAATCACGACCTTGACATCGAGCATTCCGCCGGGGTCAGAGGTGACGCCGTTGATGAACTCCCACGCGCGCTTGCCCCACAGGGACCGGTCGGACAGGAGGTCCTTGGTTCCGGCGGTGGAGGCGACAATCGCCGTGTTGAGCGCATCTGCGTCGTCGGTGAAGCCCTGCGCGGTGACGGTCTTGTAGAGACCGACGCCGAGCGCCGCGGTCGTCGCGCCGAGCGCATCGTGGCTGATCTTCGAAGAGCCAAAGATGCGTGCGTTCGACGGAATGCGGGCCAGCACATAGAGCGAGGTTGCCGAGTCGGCGGCGCCGGTCTCGACAGTCTCCACCCACTTCCTGACCTTGCCGCCGCCCTCGCCGGGATCGGCAAGAACGGACGGAACCGAGGTGAGGCCCGTCATGATGCGAGAGCCGTAAAGCGTCGTAACTGCCATGGTTCAGCCCTCCCTTATGCGTCGGTCGTGGGCGAAGCGCCCGGATCGCACTCGATGTAACCGACGCGAGCTTCTTCCATGCGGGTTGCACCGATGGTCATCGATGCGAACACCTGCTTGGCGTAGTTCTTGTCGGCGCGCTCACCGATGCGGGTGGAGATGTCCTTGCCGAGGCCGAGCAGGATGCCGCCCTTGGCCCAGAACAGCACCTTGTCGTCCGAGTTGGAATCGACGCCGATGCGGTTGCACGGGATGATGGTGAATCCCATGTACTTCGACACCTGGCCCTCAACGAGCGGACGCACGATGTTGTAGTCATGGCTCGACAGCTTATCGTCCTTGAGAAGTGACGATATCTGGCGGGCGTTGGCGGCGAGGAATTTCTCCTCGTCCGGATCGACGTCGTTCTGGCCGAGGAGGCGCGAGGCCGCGATCAGCTTGGCAACGTTGAGACCGGTGTCGGCTGCCGAGACGCCCGGCCACACGGTCTGCACGTCGACAACCATGTTCGAGTCGAACGCAGTCGGCGTGCTGCCATCGACGCCAGTGTAAGCCGTGCCATCGGCAGCGGCTACGATAGCGTCATCCATGGCACGTCCCATGGCCATTGCCGCCGCTTCCGCATAGGGAGAAGTGGGGTCGATGAGCATGCGGAGCTGATCCTCGTTATCGACGAGGTCGGCCCAATCGAAGTCCTCGAGCGACACACGCCGACGCGAGTGCGGCGTGTCCATGCGCGGGGTGTCGGAATGCCGCGACGTGCGCTTGCGTGCACTGACGGCGCCCAACTGCTCGAAATAAGCGTTGCTGCCCGTCACGGATTCCGTGCGGACGGCCTTACGCAGCTTCGAGCCTTTCTGCTGCGTCAGGTGGTAGACGTTCGCCTTGTACTGCTCGACGAACGCCGTAGTGACTTGGAAAGACATCGCGTCTTCCTCCTCATAACGGTTTGATGTTCGGGGTTCGTCGAACGCTGGGTGTCCGCCTCGATCGGCGGGCCTTGTTCTGGGGATGCGCTCCCGTGGGCGACACTTCACTTCAGGATGCCGGGGCTGCCGAGGCAGAGTGTCCGGACTTGACGTAGTCGTGTCCTGGGTCGCGGCTTTCGGATGGATCGGGTTTCAAGCCCGGGTGCCCACCACCGCAACGGTCGGATCACGCAGCAACAAAACTAGCTCTGGCTCGGGAAGCGGGCCTTGAACAGCTTGTTGTATTCCTCCACCCGTATGTCGTGGTTCGGGTGATCCTTGTTGAACAGAGCCTCGCGGAACTTCTCGCGGAAGTCGGCAATGGCCCGGTCCAGATCCTGCGGAGCGGCCTGCGGCGCAGGCGTGCCCTTGAGCTTCGTCTCGCCGGTCATCTTCTCGCCGACGCGGATCCAGGCGCGGATCATGCGCGGGTCGTTGCCCATGCCGGATTCATCCAGCCAGGCGAGATAGTCCGGATCGGCGAACTCGCGAATGGCCGTCTTGGCGAGGTTCACCTTGCCGTCGTACTGGTTGCCGTATTCACGCCTGAGATCGCCTTCGATCTTGGCGCGGCTCTGCTTCTGACCGGTGTGATAGGCCGCGTGACGCTCGACCTGCGTCTTGACGTAAGCGTCGTAGAGGTTCTTGGCCTGCTTCTTGTTCAGGCCGTTGATGTGCGCCCAATCGCGGAACGCCTTCTCCGACTCTTCGTCGTAGGGGAGATCCTGCGGCAGGTCGGGGCGCTGAAACTCGTATTTGTCGGGCGACTCGGGACGACCCGTCGCAGCGTACCAGCGGGCCCATCCTTCCTCGTCGTTGTCATCGACCGGGACCGGGACCTTCTCGCGGCCGAGGAGCTTTTCCAGGCTCTGGTACGAGCGACCCATATCTTCGATCTTGGGCTTGCCGGTGGTCTTGTCCCAGAACTTCTGGGGGATGTATTCCGGGATGTCGTTGAATTCCTGCGCGTCGGCGAGGGCCTGCTGCGCAGCGTTGAGCTGGGGAGCAGGATTGCCGTCAGATGCAGCGGAAGGCCCACCTTCCGTCAGCAGAGACGATCCTTGGGTGTCAGACATTCAGTTTCCTTTTGGGTTGGTACGCGCTTACGAATTCATGACCGGCCCGGGCGCCATGTACTTCGCCATGAGCTGCCGGTATTCCGCGTCTCCCATCCACTCGCCCTGCACCTCATCGTGCGAGCGCATGGCCTCGGCGAACACCTCGGGCTGAAGGTTGAGGTAGCGAGCCACCCGGAGGGCGAAGTTGCGTTCGCCCATGGCCCGCTGGGCCGCAGCCGGATCGTTCTCCTCGATGGGCTGGAACACCCAGCCCCACGCCATCAGGTCGGCGATGACGCGGCGGCCCTCGGGAGAGCGGGCGATCGCCTGCCAGTCCTCCGCGAGCTGCCGCTCCCGCGTAATGCGGCGATTCTTCGACGTCTCGGCTTTGCTCATCAGTTGTATTGCGCGTTGGTCAGGTCAGCCATGACGTCAGGATCGGCGCCGGCCTGCTCGGCCAGTTGGCGTGCCTGATCCATCGCCCGGGGTGAGCGCTGCATGTTGCCGGCCATCTGGCCGATGATCTGGTGCACGTTGAGCCCCGGCGTGCCTTCGGTGGCACCCGTGTCAGAGATGGCCTTCAATGCATTGGCACCCTTGGCAGCGATGTCAGCGGCCGGAAGCCCCATCTGCAAGGCCTGCTGAGCCTGAGCCATCTGGTTGCCCTGCTCGATGGCTTCCTGGTCCTTGAGCAGATCAGGATCGTTGTTGAACAGATCCCAGGCCCAAGCGAACAGTTTGTTGATGTCGAGGTTCTGCTGGGCAATCTGGGCGGCGATCTCAGGTCCGAACAGCGAGAGCAACTGAATGACCTGCACCACGCCGTTCGCGGCCTGCTGCTTCTGGGCAGTAGCAATCGGCGACACGTATTCGACGGTGAACTCTTTGTCCTGGATCTCCTGCGGAGCCGGGGGCAACAAGCCCTGGCGGGTCAGGATCCCGAACACACGCTCGACCAGCGGGCCGAGCATCTCGCTCTCGAGCCGTCCGATCAGAGGTCCGAACAAGCGCATCTGCTCGGCGGTTCGCTGCACGACTTCCGTTGCCGTCATCTTTGCGCGGTCGGTCATGCGCAATAGGTCGGCGTAGAACGTCCGCAACACCTGCTCGCGAATGAGCGAGATGTCCTGCACGAGATACTGAACACCCTGCAAGGATACCGGCTGCAGCATCACGCCATCGTTGGGGTTGCCGCGCCAGTAGTTGATTCCGCCGGGGACTGTTCTGGTCTGGCCGACGACCCCATCGTCCTTGAGCCACAGCGGCGGGTCGGCGGCCTTCTGCAGGAGCTTGATCTTGGTCAGAGTCATGGCCTGCAGCATCTTGACGTCAGGCAATGCGACCATGCCAGGAGAGCGGCCGTAGACCTCGCCGGCATACTTGCCCCAGCGCGGAACGAGATAGGGGAACTCAGCGAAGCCAGAGACCTCGAGTTCGTGGGCTTCCTCACGCTCGAAATACACCGAGGCCCAGGGCATGTTGTCGGTGTTCTTCATTCCCCATTCGCGCTCAACACGCGGATAAACCACGTGGATCACCTCAATGGGGTCGTCGAACTTCTCATCCTTGTACAGTTGCTCGACCTTATCGGAGAGCTTCCAGCCGTCCGTTTCCTTCATCTGCATCATCTGACGGACGGTGTAGCAGGTCTTGCGGAACACCGTGTCGACGCGGCCCTCGTGGTTTTCCGCGATGACACATTCGGACAGCGGGCGGGATTCGAACATCAGCCCGCCATCGTCACGTTGTCCGACGAACAGCACCGAAGTCCCAAAGGCCCCGAGATCGAGATAGCATTCGTGAAGAGCGGTCGTGAAATTGGACCCGGGCTGATAGATGCGCTGCCACATGATCCACTCGACGTCGGTCAAGTACTTCTTGACCATCTGCGCTTCGTTGAGATCTTCCTCCTCACCGGTCTCCGGATTGGTCGTTCGCTCGCCCACCATGCGCAGCGAGAACCATTTCGAGGCCGGGTTCGTCGCCATGCCATGAAGGCCGGCAGCAAGCATGTCGTTGGCGGCGATCCCGGTCGGATCGAACACCTTGGTCATGCGCTTGTCGCCGGGCGTTCTGAGCCCGACGAAATCCAGCTTTCTTGGCGAGATGACCTCGGCAATCTCTTGCCAATGCGCCTCGCAATTGGCGCGCTCCGTCGCTCCCTTCAAAGCCTCGTACCGTTGCCGGAGGCGTTCGATGGGACTCAGCGCGGCCTGGGCCGCAGTTGTCTTTGCCAAGGGATCAGCCGCCTAGCGTTGGACTTGTGGTCGGGGCATCGCCGTCGAGACCGCCAGGTCCGGTCAGCATGGTTGCGCTGTAACCCGACGAGGCAGCACGGCGTGATGCAGTCTGGCGCGCACGCGTTGCGTCGATGTTGCTATCCCGCTCCGGGATCGGAGCCGGAGGGGCCTGCGGCGTCGGGGGTTTGGATCCACCACCACACATGATCAGCCTCCCGTTGTTCCGAGCTCAGCGCCGAAGCTCTGAGACGGTGCTGCGTTCGCCGCGACGGCGCCTGGGGTATTCGTGAAGGTGCCGGCCTGGTCTGCCCCGCGATTGGGCTTGCTCGCCACCGTCGTGACGTCCACCTGCGGGACCGGCTGAGAGGATTTGTTTCCACCACCACACATGGCTAACCTCCGAGGATGCTTGAGGTAGGCCCGCCAGCCGGGGCCGTTGCGCCACCGCCCAGCGTTCCGGGCTTGCTGTCGTCCACGGCTCCGACACGGCGGCCGAGGCTTGCATCGACCGCACTGTCAGCACCACGATCTGCAATTGTGGTGTCGGGTTTGGGGATCGGCGCCTGCTGCACCTTGGGCTTGCTTTTGCCGCACATCATTGGGCTCCGAGTTCCGAGCCGAACGTGGTCGGCTGCTGATCCGTAGACGCGACGACCGCGGCGCGGCGCTGTGCATCGTTAGAGGTGTCCGCGACTGCATTGGGATTGGCCTGCGGGGTCACCACGGGCTTGGGCGCTTTCTTGCTTCCGCCACCACCACACATGGACCTAGCCTCCTGCGAGTTCGGAACCGAAGGTCGTCGATTCTGTCTGGGATACGATCTGAGCCGCGTTTGCGCGATGGACCGCGGCGTCGGCGTTGGCCTGGGCTTGATTGGATGAGGTCATGTCGGCAGGCGCTGGCGTTACCGGCGCCGCCTTCTTCTTGGAGCTACCGCCGCACATCGCTCACCTTCCACTCCGGCTGCTGGTTGTCAGATGTGACCCACGTCTCCGGCCAATCGCCCGGAACGTACGGTGTGTAGATTTCGAGCGGATCCATTACGGGCCTACCCCTGCCGTCGGTGCCACGCCTGCCAGTTCGCTGCCGAACGATGCCTGGCTGGTGGCGGTTGAGGATTGGATTGCCGCCTGCGTCTGCTGTGGAGACGTGCCACGCGTGCCGGCGTCGTAATCGAATGTGGTCGGCGGCGTGGGCGGCGGCGCCTTGGTCTCCTTGGTCTTGCCTCCGAAGCACACGGCTAAGCGGCCTCCTCTTTATCTGCTCTCACGTAATGCGGTTTCAGCACGGCCTCGTTCTCGCCCTTGAGCCAGACGAAGCGTTGGAAGTCCTCTCCGTGCTTGCCGAGACGGCGCATCGGTGCACCTTCAGGCAAGCCGCCCATGGCCTTGATCATCTTGTGGGCTTCGTCG